CAAACACCTCCCTTACTACTCGAATTAACTCTTGTTCAATGGTTTTTACAGCGTTATACATTGGTGCGGACGGAGGATTACCGTAGGTGTGACCACCGCCCTTGTCTTTGGGCAACCACCAACCCTTAACATCGTCCCAATGACCTTTATCGCTCGGATAGGTACCCGGCCCCATGCCGTGCTTACTGGCTTCGGGGTGTCCGTAACCGTAAGTCACGCCAGAGCCGAACTCGATAAACAATACCGACTCTCCGTTGGCCTTGACCACATATCCCTTCGAGATAGGTTCCACGGACACCGTAGCGTCCTTGATACCCGTGTAGACTGCCCGTGAAAAATCGAGAGAAGCCTTGGTTGCTCCCATTGCCGCCAATCGCTCAACCAGTAAAGCAGACTTTTCATTGAGCCACTTCTGATATTCGTCAATAGCGGCGATAGCACTATCAATGCCCTCCGGTGTGAGGGCAAACCTCACAATTTTGTTGTTCACGATACTGTCACCCTACTTATCGCAATCGAGATTGAATTCAAGCTCTTAGCGACTCGCTTTACAAGGTAGTCATACATCGGTGTGCCATCTTCGGCATATTCCGGCTCCTTGTCAACAAACAAAACGGAATTTTCATCAATCGGGCAAGACATATCATCAATGACAATCACCTTGTCGTAAGAAATGAAATTTCCGAACTGCTCAACCTGAGCGGCACCGGTTGCTGCCGATATATTGGCTTCCATTTGCACAGCTTCCTCGTACAAAATGGTATATTCACCACTCTCATTGCCGTCATCATCGAGAATAGCGGTTTTCTGATCGAACAGCAGATACCAAAAAGGCACCTTATTACGCTCCATTGTTTTCATCGGTGTCCTCACTTTCCGTATCATCAGAGGTAACCACCACAGCGGCACAAGGAACGATCTCTCTCAGCAGCGTGGGCGGCACATCACCGTCCTCATAAGAACGGGAAATACCATTTTCGCTGTGAGCTGTTTGCCCTTCGGCACCTCGCTTATTCAACAGATACGCCGCAATTTCCAACTGATTATAGGCATAGCGATCAGGAACAGCCGTTATAGTTTCATCGAAAGGATAGGCTCTTTTCAAAACCTTATTTCCGGCGATAGCGAGGTAGGTGGAAAGCACTCCCTCGTTTTGTTCGCCGGTCATGATTTGCAGCACAAACAACTTCTCATTATCAGTCATGCTTTCCACCTCCCCCTCTGTGTTTATTAGCTCTTGGCAGTTACCGTTGCAGAACCGGCATTCAATGCCTTGTAAGTGCCGTCTGCTTCGACAACAGTTACCTTATGACCGTTGGTAATAGTCAGATCGGAAGTACCGTTCCAAGTAGCCCAAGTACGAACATTCTGACCATAGGTCACAGTAGGAGCAACAGAAGCATCGGTCTTATACTTATACACATTTCCGGTACTCTCTTTGGCCGGAGAAACGGTCAGCTTGGTATCACCAGCTTCGGTACCGGCGATAGAAGTAACGGTCAGCGTTCCAAGAGTAGGAGTATCATCAACGGTAATCACGGCAATAGCGTCCAGATACTCGGCAAACAGGGTCATACCCATGATTGCAAAAGACTCGGACACGGCGGTGTTATAATTGCCCTGAGTATGGAAACCAATCAGATTGGTCAGGCCATCAGTGGTATAAACCAGACCGGCTCTGGCAAAATCGCTGTCACCGGGGTCAACATAGTACAGAGCAATGTTCTCCACAGGAGTGGCAATGACCTTGCCACGGGCAATTTCCTCATCAGACAGGAGGAAAACGACCTTGTAGCCCATGAAGTCCTTGATATACTGGAAGCCGAAAGCGGACTGGACGGAGATAGATGCATCACCGAGGTAGTCATACAGGTCGAGGACATTGGCAAAACCAACAACCTCGGTACAGGTACGGTGCATCTGCTTAAACTTATTGATGACCAGTCCCTTTGCCATAGCCAACGCACGCTGCCAAGAGGTTTCGGAGCTGGTCAGGGTGCCGGTGTTGAGATAAGTGTAAAAACGAGCGGTGACATTATCCTGCAATTCAAACAGGAAAGCGTCATCAGTCATGCCGACAGCCACATCGTAGCCGTGGTCTTTGATAGACTCGATGGAAACGGCCTTGGCATACTTTTCTACCGTCATCTCCGCATACGGAGTTTCGACGATAGCAGCCTTGGAGTAGGGGATTTCCTCACCCTCACCCACGGAGCCGCTTGCCAGAGTGATAGAAGCGGTCTTGGATTTCAGAACCGCACCGGGCTGCTTGCGAATGGGGCGAACAATGCCGAGAATATCCCGGAGATGATCCCAATTTCGAGCGAAACGGGACACGAAGTCGATCTCACGGGCGGTGACGGTCATATCAGCCGTCATGGTCAGATTAGCTTTTGCCATAATTTATTCTCCTTTTCCGAACAGCTCCAAATTGGCAGCGATAGCGGCCTGACGCTCGGAACTGTCCTTAATTTTCATGATGTCTTCTTTGGTCATAGTGCCGGAACCATTACCGGCAGGGGGTTTGGGGGTCTTCTTCAAAGCGTCAGCCTTGACGGTTTTGGCATAATCTTCGAGGAACTTCTGCTGATTGGCAAAAACCGTAGTGTGGTCGCCGTCTGCCATGGCCTTAGCGGTATCAGCCGCCAATTCCTCGGAGTAACCCTGAGCAATGAACTTAGCCTTATACTCAGATACGGTACGCTCCTTTTCCAGCTCTGCCAGACGCTTTTCCATCTTGGCCTTTTCCTCAGCTTCCTCCTGCTTCTTCTTTTCGTCCTCGGACAACAGGGCGTTGTGCTTGCGCTTCCACTCGGCAGCTTCGGAATTCGCCTTGGAATTGGCACTTTTCAGCCGTTCCACCTCGGCGGCATTGTCTTCGTACTCGAAACCCTCCAAAGCGGCGAGCTTCTGTTCGGGGGTCATCTTGTCATAACCCTCAATCTTACTGGTGTCGATCTTTGCCATAGAAATTACCTCCTGCGTTTTATTCGGGTGTTCACTCACCGCTGATTTCTGTTTTTGGTAAGGTTGTCTTCCTTTTTGCGATTAAGGTCTTCCCTGACCATTCAACGCCTTGCGGCGATCAAACCAAAATAAAAACGGACTTTTGGTAAGGACATGGGAGTGTCCCTATCAAAAGCCCGTAATGGCTGTCATCGTTATCTCGGTATAACGACCTCACATTTTTTCTTGTTACTGACCGCCCATACGATCAGCTTGCCATTGCGAATGGCGACTTCGGCTTCTTTGCCGGATTTCAAAATCTCTTCAATCTCCCTGACAACCGCAGGGGGAAGAGTCACACTCGGAGTCATAGAACCAACCTTTCTAAATCCGCACAGTATAACACCGGCAGTTGGGGTGAGGTTTAGGAGGAACGGCATCAGCATGATACACATTGCCGTCCAAATCCTCGCAATGATCGCAAGTCTTGAGATCATGTTCGGAAACCCACATCACGAACTCAATCCCATCATCTTCTCGTGCCTGTGCAAGAGCCGCATCAGCCACTTCAACGGAGAACCAACCGGTCATCTGTGTCCAGTACCGCATTGCGGTATCGAACTCGGCAGGAGAACCACCGGTAGCCAACAGCGCTTCCATCAGACGGTCACGCTTTCGCACTATTTCGGAGTCGTAGGAGTATTTCATCACTCGGCTCGGCGTGGACAGAACATCAGAAAGCCACCAATCCACCAACACCTCGTCACCGTGAGGTTCCGAGTCGTAGTAGTGATCTGCGATCTGCTGAAATATTTGGCGGTTGACCTCTTCCAGTTTACGGTAGAGTTCCTGCACATTCGATACCACATTTAGTTCATCGAAAGGCATTGCCCGATATTCCTGAAAGAGCCGATATATCTCCCTGACTACCTTCTTGAGTTGTTGGTCAAGGTACTCATACATCAGGCTTCACCGCCATCTTCTTTCTTAGCCTTGGGCTTCTTATCACCCTTACCATCGTCACCCTTATCGTGAACACCGGCGAGTTTTTCCATCTGAGCGAGGGTCTTGGCTTCCTGCTCTTCGGCATACTCACGGCTCATGGCATAGGCAATCTGCGGGTCAGAGAACATACCACAATGGGTAAAGGCCAGAATGGGAGCGATTTTGTTGTTATTCAGCATGGAAGTCAGCACATT